GAGGCTGGCAATATCTTCGATCAGATCTACGGGCTTTGTGAATTGTCTGCTGATGGTAATGACAAAGCGTGGATTCACTACATCGGAAACGGTCAGGCTATTCCTGTTACCAACTTTGATGCGAAGCAAGGCACAATCTTCTGGGCGAAGCGTGGCAAAATAAGCGTTTCTAAGAACGAATCTCTAAAGTTAGCAGGGTGTAAGGCACTGTATGAAACTAAGTTGACCCTGAGTGCTTATGCTGTGGTTAGAAAGGATCATCTGCCTTGTGATTCTGCCGATGCTCAGGATTGGATTGCATCAAGAGTTCTGCGATTGGTATCAGGATCAGATCCGCAATTCAAGACAGCCATCGGAGTGGTTGCTTATGAGGTTGTACCTAATGGCTACATTAACGAGATCAAGAGTCTGACTGCAAATTATGAGTGGGCTTGCGTGAGTATTGATATTGATGTTAATGTGCTGACTTCTTCGGAGGATGGATGCTATGATACTTGTGCAACGGGCGATATTCCGCTGCCTGACTTCTTGCCTTGCACTCCTTGCTTGACTGAGGTTGCTGTGGATGGCATTACGATAATCGGAAACGGTACGGCAGAAGATCCATTGATCGCCATTGGTGGCGGTGGAGGTGGTGGTGCTTTGATTGCCTTGCCATTTACCACAGATCACTTGGCTGCTACGGGCAATGCTTATGCGGTTGGTAACATCGTTTGGTATCTTGGAAATGTCTATCGTTGCATCGCTGCCAATGATTCGATTCTTCCAACCAATGCAACCTATTGGGTTAATCTTGGCGCAGGCTTTCCAACAGTGCAACAACCATCAGATTGGAACTCATCAAGTGGGAACAATCAGATCCTAAACAAGCCAACCATTCCAGCAGCGCAAGTCAATTCTGATTGGAATGCTTCGAGTGGTGTTGCTGAGATATTGAATAAGCCAACGATCCCTGCTGCACAATCATTGCAGGAAGTTACTGATGTAGGCAATACTACCGATAACGATATTCAATTCGATGCAGGGGTTGGCATTCTATTAAACAATACTTCAAGACTTCGGGAGGGTACGATTGATGCAGGGCTTGGAGGAACAAAGGGAATCGCTCAGATCTGCGCTGTTGGCTACGAGTTAAAGTGGGAAGCAGGGCGGTTGTATGTGATGGATGGCAATGGCATTTTGATCAGATGGTCATTGTACAATTTCAATGTTACACCAACGGTCAACGATGATAATACAAAAGGCTACATCATTGGCTCACGTTGGTCATTAGATGATGGCACTGTTTACCTTTGCTCGGATGGCACAGCAGGGGCAGCAGTGTGGGCATTGCAAACTGTTGGAAGTGTTACAGATGTTACAGCAACAGCACCATTATCTTCAACAAGTGGATCAACACCTGACATCAGCATCAGCCAAGCGGATGGATCAACAGATGGCTATCTATCAAGTGCCGATTGGAATACTTTTGATGGTAAGTTCGATGTGCCAACGGGAACAAATACAGACTATCTTGATGGAACAGGAACACCAACACCATTCCCGACAATTCCAACGGGTACTGTTACATCGGTAGATCTTACAATGCCTGCTGCATTCTCGGTTACTGGCAATCCAGTTACAACAAGCGGAACATTAGCAGTAGCAGCAGCAGGATTAAGCAGCCAATACATCAGAGGCGATGGGCAACTTGCCAACTTCCCAACATCGGGAGGTGGCGGATCAAGTCTTAACTACTACCTCAACGGCTCTGTAAGTCAAGGAACTTTGGGCGGTGTGGCGTTTAAGCAAATGAGCAGCACTCCCGTAATTGGTGGAGGTACAAATTTTAGTAGAGGCACAGATGGTTACATTGAATCATTCATAACAGATGCAAGTGTACCTAATCAACTTCTGATTCCTTCAGGGAATTGGCTTTTTGAAATGTATTTTCAAGCAAACAACAGCGGTGGATCTCCGAGATTTTATGTTGAACTTTGGAAGTTAAGTGCAGGAACTTTGAGTTTAATTTCTTCAAGTGTTGCAAATCCTGAGTTTATTACTAATGGAAATCAGATTGATTTATACACTACTGCTCTTGCAGTTCCAAGCACAGTCTTGCTTGCTGCCGATAGACTTGCAATAAGAGTTTATGTGATTACTACGGGAAAGACAATCACTTTACATACTGAAAATAGTAATCTTTGTGAAGTCATTACTACATTCTCAACTGGCATCAATGCCCTTAACGGCTTAACAGCGCAAGTGCAGAACTTGGCAGTTGGAACTTCGGGATCTGATTTTGCTATAAGTTCAGCAAGCAGCACTCACACCTTTAACCTACCAACTGCATCGGCATCCAATAGAGGGGCTTTAAGTAGTACCGATTGGTCAACCTTTAACGGCAAATTTAACACGCCATCAGGCACGATTTCTCAGTATGTGCGAGGCGATGGATCGCTTGTTACCTTTCCAAGTTTGCCATTGCTTTACAAAGACCTTAACAATCAAGCAGCAGTAACGGGCAACACAAATAACAACAAGGTGGTGAGTGTTCTGATTCCTGCCAATACAATTCCAGTTGGATCAATCATAAACATCAAGGCTCGTGTGGGCAAGACGGGCGGTGCAGGGATCACGACATTGCGAGTATATGCCAACACTGCCGATTCTATTGTAACTCCTGCACCTACTTTGTTGTTGACATCCGCTACGGGTGCGATTGGTAACACTTACAATGGCTGTGATAGAAATGCTATTGTAAAGAGCGCAACTGTAACGCAAACGGCTCAGGCGAATGCTTCAATCCAAACGGATGCAAGTGTAGGTAATGCAACTTTGACCAACTCAAATGTTGATTGGACGGTTGCACAATATCTTATCTTCGCTATTCAGAACGGGGCGAATGGCGATTCAACTGTCTTGTCTTACTACGAAATAACAGTCAAATGATAGACATCACAATTAACCCAACACAACTAAGTTACTCATCATCGGTTATCGGTTTATTTTCTGCCGAATATCAGAGAGATGATATTGATATTGTCGATGATAATTCGATCCATATTCCAACCGATCAGGGTGTTATCTTGGTCAATGTTGGGCAGTTCACTTTTAATGGCTTGGCGTTTAGCAATTCAGTTGATGCGCTTGCCTTGATTATTTCTTTGTAATTTTGTAAAAAACTAAAGCACTATGGCAGGCATTAAAGTTACCGATCTTCCCGTATTAGGAGCAGCAGCACCTGACGATGTATTTTATATCGTTGATACCTCAACCAATACATCTAAACAGATTGCTGTTGAGGATATTGTGGGCGGTATTCCAGACATCGAAAGTGGTTCTTGGAATCCAACTACGACAAATGTAATAGGCAGTCCAACTGTTAATGTTATATCGGGTAATTATTCTCGTGTTGGGAGTGTTGTGACTTGCTCATTGTTTTTAGATGTTACATTAGGTACTGCTGAAGATGCTTGTTTATTTAGCTTAGATCTTCCTGTTGCATCAAATTTTGCAGCAGAGAAAAATGCCTTTGGTATAATTGCATTCAACGGTTCACCTTCTACTGAACTTGAACTTTGGAATATCAAAGCGAGTGTAGCAAATAACAATATTGAAATTGAATTAGATGCACAAACTGATGAGTTTAATTTTCAATATCTCTACGCCATCCTTCAATACGTAATCATTTAATGCGCTCAACATCCATCAACGGCTTGAAGATCATCAAGTCTTATGAGGGTTTAAGGCTATCGGCTTATCTCTGCCCTGCAAAGGTGGCAACGATTGGCTATGGCAGCACTCGCTATCCTGATGGGCGCAAGGTGTTGATGGGTGAGAAGTTGGTGAATGAGGCAATGGCAACTCAACTGCTTCTTGCTACTTTAGAGCCGTATGAGTCGGCAGTAAACAAGAACCTTCCAAACCTCAACCAATATCAATTCGATGCGTTGGTGAGCCTCTGTTACAATATTGGAGGATCTTCATTTGCCAAGTCTACATTGGTCAAGAAAGCAAAGGTCAACCCGAATGATCCAAGCATTATGGATGAGTTTATGCGGTGGAATAAAGCAGGGGGCAAAGTTCTGCAAGGTCTGAACACAAGACGGGCAGCAGAGGCGAAGTTATACTTCACACCTTGTAAAGTTTAATGAGTTATTAGCGGAACTTCATCTGCTGCATTTCGTAAATTGAACTATGGCAGCAAGGATTACTAAGACTAAAAAGATATTCAACATCATCATCAAGCACTGGCGTTCAACCATCGGCTCGCTGATGATTTTGGTGTCGATTTACTTACTGATCTTTAAGGTCATATCAACCGAAACAATGGCAGCGATAGTGGCTGCATTGATTGCAGCAGGGTACATTCCAAAAGCTAAGAGCGATGAATCAGCAGACAGTTAGAGATACAGTGTATAAGGTAACACACAGATCAATTAGCTTTGATACTTCGGTAACTACTGGATCAGTTGTTGATTCGGCTGTTGAGGTTGTTGCTGTTGTTGAAGTGCCAAAGATTGACTTGCCAATAATTGACAAGCCACAGCTAACTGCATTCGATACGATCCAACCTTGTGATCAGGCTTTGCTTAGTGGTGCTGATTATGTACCTTTGAAAATACAGGGTGTAAGAATTAACGAAGAAAAAGAATTGCCGATGAACTACGATATACCTATCAGCGGAGTGGTGCTGGCTTTCACGATGTATGTTACCGTTGTTTACTTGGTGAACTGTGGTGCTGCTTGGAAGTCTTTGGTGGATAATATCCGCAAGGAGATGGCATAATTAATCGATATGCCGTAAATTTGCAGTATGGCATCTCTGCATATTCTTGAATCTTCAATAGATTTATTCTACTTAATTGCCGATTCTGAAGGGTTAATACTTACGAGTAATGACCTTTTCAAAGAGTACAGCAGCCACATCAAGCCTAAGAACATCCTTGACATCGCATCGAATGACAGCGATAGGGATGATTTCTTGGCAACTATTAACAGATCCAAACAAAAGCCACCTGATCCTCAACGGGTTTATGTGCGTTCCAAGCAGAAGATCGGCTCGGAGCGTTACAATATGTGGAACGTATACTACATCTTAGATTCACTTCACTTCATCGGCATACCTTGTGTAGATGTTACGAGCATAACTGCACACGAACACGAAAGGCAGAAGGTGCTGATTGAGGAATTTCGCTTTATGATCTCGCACGAACTACGCCAGCCATTGACTTCCATCGGTGGCTTAGTTGATATGTTAATGGAGCATAAGGAGGCAACTGAATCAGAACGCTCTGCCATAATGGAGATGATTGCCGACAGCGTTAAGAGGCTTGATGAATCAATAAGGTTGCTTGTCAAGAAGTTGACTCGTCAAATTTAACTACATTTGGGGATGCTTGACTCAGTTAATACTTTGCCTCTAAGTGATCAGGAATGTGATGATAGACTTGTTAAGGTGTTAGCCAGTTATGTAAGGGAGAAAGAGATGCCATTCTATGTTGTTGTCAATATTCTAAATGACAATCTTCGGGATAAGTCAAATAGTTTTATGCGATTAAATCAAATCATTCAACTCCTGCACAATGAAGCCATCTAACACTCACCTGATCGTATCGCTTTCAATCATCACTATTCTGGTCATGATGTTGGGGCGCAGTTGTAGCACCATCAAAGAACTAAAGGGCGATAAGCAATATCTAATTGAGGAGAATCA